CATAATGTATAGGATCTTCGCCCTCGTGCAAGCACCTTGCAATTGCCACCCCGGAGATCTTGTCTCCGTCCTTGGCAATTCCAACCAGGTTGTTGTCCTGGTACCACTTAAACCACTCCCTAAAGTTGGGCCATCTTGACTCCGGGACGCCGGAAAGTTCAATGTATTCGACCGCTGTCATATGTTGCTCTGGATTTCGATCGTGTCCGGGTTGGCCGCGACCGTGATTTGCCTAATAGAAAGTTTTCTGGATGGGGCCAGCATCTTGATTTTCATGTTCCGCCACTTCTGATAAGACCGGAGACTGTCAGCCCGGAAGTTGTATGTTTGAGCCGAAAGGGTAGCAGGAAGCGTGAACGGTAGCGTCAATCCCCCGGGGGTAGACGTGTCAACCGCTGTTCCAATTGTGACGTATTGGGAATCAGTCTCCCGCTTCATTTGGATCGTGCAGTTTGTCGCCGTTGAGAAGTAGTACTCAATCTCATAGTGCGACCCATACTTCTTCGATACCTTGTCGTCTAGGTCATACGCTTTCGTCACAAGGTAGCTCTCATATGACGATCCGTAGTCCTTGAAGTTGGTGTTGCCATCTCCCTGTAGATCTGGGTCAAGGTAGTCAAAAAGATGACCAACCTGTCCCGTCGGGCTTCCAATAGCCAACTTGATCCCGGTCGTTGTGTATCCGCCAGAAAAATTTGTTACTGCCATTTTGCTCGCAGGAATTGACCACAAGCCCTCGAATGAATTAAATATAGTATTGAAAACAAGTATGTAATTGCATTTTGTTGCAGAATCTAGCGGAAGAGCTAAAAAGTATCTATTATTATGAAATGCTGCGTTGCTTTCTGATATGTATGACTTATTAATTCTTGCTATAATGTCTTTTACTGGCTCGGAGATAGGGACTCCAATCGTATAGAAATCGTCCGAAAGCGATCTGACAACGCTTCTTATTCCATCGTTGGATAAAAAGAACACATCCTTGTTTGTAAAGATTGCAGATGCAGCGGCCTGACACCCAACCTTGTCGTTAATAAGCCTTACCGTCCATCCAGCCGCTGTAGTGGCAGTCGGATCTGCGGTTACTAAATAAATCTTATTTGGCTTGAAAACTATCAGTTCATAGTCAAAGAATGGTTGGATAGAAACAATGTCCTCGCCGTCATCACCGCCAACAACAATGCTGTTTGTTGCTTTCCATATCTCCGCATCAAGGATGTCGGAGGCATAAACAGTATTTCTGTTTACTCCAGTGCCTACCGCAAATAACCTATTTGTAAAATTTCTTATTAGGCGCAGACCAGATGGGGCTGAAGAAGTTGACAGGACTCCATTTGCTGTGGCTGCCGTTCCAGATGATGGTGGTGCTATAGTTATGGTTGGTGCAGATGTATATCCAGAACCACCATTGGTAACTGTTACTCCAGTAACGATTCCTCCTTGTGATGCAGCATAAGATGCAACTGCTGATGCCGTTGTGCCATAAGCCATTTGTGGAGCAGAAACTGTTACTGCTGGTGCTGATGTGTACCCAGTGCCTGGATTTGTAACTGATACTGATCCTAGTGTTGTGCCTTGCCTAAATACTGTTGTCCCATCTGTAAAGAATAGATTGCTTGCCCCATCCGTATAATAAAGCCTATTATTAAACTGAGAGAAATCAACCTGTACAGCCCCGCTTGTTACAGTTCCAGCGGTTGTGGCAAAGCTTGTTGCGCTTGTTGATTTGAAAATTGATCCATTGCAAGCAACAACAATTTCCTCAATGTTAGGCGTGTCAAAGTAGTGCATACCTTGAATTGCCGAACTGCTGGATACATTTGTTGATACTGTCTCAATGCCTTGCCTAGTCTGGAGGATTCCAGACGGGCTAATCGTCATGTTGGAAATTTCGCTGGCTTGATTATTCCCAATTAGGCTTGGGGAAATTCCAGAGGCTTGACCACCCTCAAAGCTGGTAGACCCAGCAATTGACAGTACATCGTCTGTTGTGTCTATGTAGTAAGGCATAAAGCCTACTTTAAGCTGAGAACATTTCTTCTATGGTTAGTTCGCCAAGGCTTTGTGGGGTAATCTGTTTCACGCCTCCAACCTGGCTCAACTCGTAGTTAGCCATAGCCGCAAGATCCGTATTTGCACCTTGCGTAATTACCTGCGCCTTGGTGTACTGCCGTTCACGCTCCAATGCGTCAGCGTGAGTCAGGGCAAGAACCAAGTGATGAACGTGGGGCAAGCGAAGTTCATCACCAAGAGCGTCTGTGGATGGAGGAAAGTCAACAATGTAGTTCGTTCTGGTCAGGCATTTCAGCTTCTCAACAACACGCAAAGGAATCGTGCCAGATGTGGCAAGCCTTGGGTAAAGGTTAAGCTGTGCAACTCCGCTAGTATTACGGCCTGTAAAATGGTAAGTATCTGGATCGCCAGTGCGATCATCTGAAAGCAAGCCTGGGTCTTGGCTGATAATGGTGGCTAGGTCAATCGGATCAACCTCGGCATCGTTATAGGCCACAGAGAGAGGAGTTTCTACATTCGTGCCAAGCGTGATTGTTCTGCTCGTTCCAACCGAATAGGTGGAGTTGGTTACAGTCTCACGCCAAGGAGCAAAGTCCCACACTCGGCGATAGGCCAGACTTGCGGCCTTTTGCAAGAAGGTAAGCGTGTCAGCATCGGTCTTGCCAACCTTCTCGCCTGCGTACTGAGCGATTTCAGTTAGGGTCATTGTTTTGATCCTCTGTTATTGTTTGTCCAACGAAAATGTCATTGATTGAGTCGTATAAATCTCCAGTTCCAGCATACTTTCCCCTAAAGTTTTCATTATAGGATGTTTGCACCCAATTTCCACCCAGAAGATTCGAGCAAAACTGTTTCCCAATTTCCTCGGATTCATTTCCATTCGCATCAAGAATGTCTGAGTTATTTACAACAATAACCCTAATAACTATTCCACTTGAATCAATTTGGGCGAAGTGAGCCATTAGATTGCATAGCGGATTACAACAATCCCGCTACCTCCAGATCCTCCGACCTTCATCGTCGAACCAGAACTGCCTCCGCCTCCTCCGCCGCCACCTGTATTTGCACTGCCGTTGCTTCCGTCGGTTGGTGTTGCATCTCCCTCTCCACCATCTCCGCCGCCGCCAGATCCCCCCAACCCATTGTCTGGATCACTTGCACCAGCACCACCTCCGCCACCACCACCCGCATAAGTTGTTCCAAAATATGAAGATCCTGCGCCACCATCACCACCTCCTGCTGATGTTGCTGTTGCACCGATTGCTCCTGCTCCACCTCCTCCACAACCAGCAAATGCTGAAACCGATTTAGATCCTCCATTATTGCCTTGTCCAGACGTTGCCGTGCCACCTGTTCTCGCCCCAGCTTCGCTTCCTGCTACCGCACCGCCACCACCACCACCTGATCCACCGTTATTTCCGTTAAAGTTAGCACTAAACCCCCTTCTCGCTCCACCAGCACCGCCACCTACTGCGGCTGTAAAAGATGAAATTTCTGAATTTGTTCCGTTGTCACCTCTGCTGGTTGAGTCAGTAGCTTGTCGCACTCCTCCGCCACCAACCGTTACCGTATAATTTCCGTTCATGGATTGTGATGTGAGGTAGACAACACCACCCGCACCTCCTCCACCTCCTCGTCCACCCGCACCCGCCCCACCGCCAGCAATAATAACTAAGTCGCATGTAAGATTGAAATTCGTTAAAAAAGATCCAGAACCAGTAAAAGTATGAAACCTATATCCGCCAGAATCTGTAATACTTCCGCCAGATGCAAGAATCTGATTCCTCCCAACAAACCCAAGGTTTCTTAGGCCAAGAGTGTTCATGTCTGAACCGCGTATGCGGCTACTGTATTTGCCTCGGTAGCTCCAAACGATGTGACGGAAAGAACCGCAACCTTACTGGCAGCGATTGCCGTTGGTTTTGATCCAACAAATACCCAACTAGCTGGGAACGTTAAGTTCCTTTGCGTTCCATCACATGTAATTCTTACCGACAAACTTCTTCCAGCAGAATAATTGGATGCAGTGTATGTGATATTTCCAGTAATTGCGTGAGTCAAGTAACCCTCACTAGTAAAATCAAGGTTTTGAGTTCCGCTTGCTGTGGCAAGGGTATTTACATTTACAGTTAAATTCTTTGCTTCCACCTCTCCGACTGCATCAATCTTTCCGCTTGCCTCAATGCGGAGGCGTTCTGTGTTGTTTGTAATAAATTGAATCGGTGAAGATGAGGTTGTTCCAATTTGGTATAATGAGTCGACTGCTGGACTTGCGGCTGTTACGCAAAGTCCATTTCCATATACTAAATTTTGAACTAAATATGTCCCATTCCCGGCATAATTTATGCTTTGAGAGTATTCGTTTATTGTTGTGCCGCTTGAGTCATTTCTTATAGAGGATCTTGTTCCTCCACTTACATAAAGTTTTTCAGTTGGATTTGTAATCCCAATCCCAACATTGCCGCTTGAATTAATGCGGAGGTGTTCTGTGCTGTTTGTGTAAAATCTCAAATAATTGCTTGCAG